TCAGTCAATTGTTTTGTTTATTCCATCTGTGACGCCGATTATTTTCTCAAAATAATGAGATGGCGTGACACCATAATAATCTTTAAATGCACATATGAAATATGAAGTACTGTTATAGCCACATTTCTGGGCTACGACATTAATAGAATAAGAGTTTGAAGTTATGAGTTTTTTTGCATACCTCATCCTAGTATCTCTCAATATTTCAGTAAATGACGTTCCTTCATCTCTTAATCTTTTTTTTATTAAACTTTCACTCGTATAAATCAATTCCGCAATATCTTTTAAATGCCATTGCCGCTCAATATTAAAACTGATTATTCCAGTAATTTTACAGGTAAATGTATTTATATTTGTTAGTATAAATGAATTTACACTTTCGCGTTTTTTGAACATGGCAAGTAAGGATATACATAGTCTTTCTTTTAACCAAAGGGAGTGTGAGTCTGCTATTTTAATCCCTTCAAACAGAGAAAAAACAAGCGATAATGGAGGTTCCTCTTCAGCAATATAGCCATTCTTATCAAGAGTAAATTTGCCAGGCAGATCATTATTCACGTCGATAAAAAAGGATAAACATGTTTTCTTATCTATATCAACAATTCTTAGTTTAGAGGGGCATACTGGTAACTCCCTTCTAATTTTGTCGTTTACAATAAACAATGAATTTTTTTTGAACGAGATAACTCTCCTGTTTATAATTAAATCAAATGATTGACAGATGAAAACTACGGAGCAAACATAATCCATCTTGCACCTATCATAAAATTAAAGCAAGTTGATAGTAGTCAAATAACAACCAATTAAATACACAATCATAATCAGGATGATGTGCATTTATATTTTTATACACAAAATTATAGTTTGCAAATTTTAATAAATTTCATTTAAGATTAAATTATTATATGTATATTGTTTTTTATTCTAACGTATTTCAAAGTTACATTTTTCAACGCTTACTATGCTTTTTATTAACATAAACTCACTACAACGCACCTGAAACCTCTTGCTATATATATCAACCGTTTGAATTTAAAATAAAAAGAGCATCATTTTTACTTGCATTTCTTATCAAGTCACATTCAACAACAGTAAAAAAACATTATTAGAACCATTCAATTAACAAAAAATCAACATCCAACTTGCTTAATTTTTCTTTATTAAACGATATTGAAAATCAATTGATAAAATACATCTAAACAACCTTTTGGGGCGCAAAAGCATAACATCAAACAAACAAATAACACACCGAAAAAACTCACAATTAATAACCTATGATATACATACTGTTTATTATGGTTGAATAAGCCACTCGATATCTGGTGCTACGGAAGTGTCCACACGGTTCAGCAACACCCGATACTTCTTCCAGGCTTCCAGCAACGAGTTTTCTTCCTCCGTTGCATATACAGCTCACCTTTTTTCACCCACGATTAACCAACAGCCAGACCAGCAGACACGCCACCACCGGCACAGCAAAATCCATCAGGCTTGCCACATCCCATGCGCGCGGATCAAAACCGCCCCACCACGGCATATTCATTCGCTTGCCATGCCCGAACATTTCAATCCAGCGATATTCTGCCTGGGTGTGTTCACGCGCAATGAAGAACGTACAACCGGCTATCGCCCCGTAAGCCCAGTTTCCGGTAAAAAGGCCAATCAGTACCTGCGCAGCCACAGCACAAAGCGCATGAAGAAAAGGTGTTATATCCATTACTCCTCCTTTATCCGATATCGCTTTGGGAAGTTGATAACAACTTCAATTCTGACTCAAGTTCATCAACTCTTTCAGTCAGTTTCTGGATATGGTGAATCAGTGGAACAACCAGACGTTCGTACATTACACCTTCGGCAACAAGGCCATTGCTGGAAATGGTTTCCGGTGCATCATCTTCGTTGGCTGGTCGCCAGTGAACAAACTGAGGGGCAATTTCTCCTACTTCCTCGGCAATCAATCCATAGAATCCCCAGTCACGCCTGTCATTTTCGCATTGCGACCTGTACCACACAGGGCGCATCCTGAAAATGAGATCGGCGTGCTCTGAATCTATCGTCTCTACTGAATGTTTATAGCGGATAGACGATGTTGACCGCAGCACAGACGAAATTGCAGGGTCAGGATTAAGATAAAGATTTGCCGCCGCTGTAGTTGTGCCCAATCCCCATAAATAAAACGCTTCACGGCCAGTCAGCGGGTAAAAATCTCCGCCATAACGACCACTTTCCAGATCGTTCACTTCCACTTTGTTTTTCAGCTTATTATCAACTTCAGTTTTTGTGTATCTGGAGCTGATATCCTGCTTTGCACTGGTCATCTCAGTCTGAAGCGTTGATACTTTTCCGTTAATTGAGGAAATATCTCCCTTTAGCGTGGTGATGTCTCCCGGAATTACTGTTTTTGTAACCATTGTCTTACTCCATTAAGCCCATGTCCTTACATGCTGATCTGTCGTAATGAAAGGCATTAAAGAAGATATGTTTTTACTGCCATCAACAATCCTCATGTTTACGAAAAAACCACCGCGCTCAATGCCTGTACATCCTTCGTTTTCTGGCTCCTCGTAATCGATAATGCAGCCAATAACATCAACAAGAACCCCATTTTCTTCTTCAAGACTGAACAGGCCACTGTCATATACAATTGCGTTAAACTGTTCTCTGTTATCGAATCGTAATGTTATATCCCGCATTATACGTATTCCTTAAGCTGCGTATCTGACAATGCTCTGTTCCAGAAACGGAGATTTTTTATATGACCATTAAGGTGTCGCAATCCTGTCGTCGTTTGCCCCCCGATACGAATCACAGCAGCTTCACGAATATATTTCCATACTGTTTTTGTTTCTGTGCTTATATGCTTATTTGCAAATGAGCATGTCATGCCGTCAGCCTTAACCCTGAATCCCATAACGAGATCTCTTACTCCGCATGACTCATATACACGCCGGTTAGCCCCGCCTATATCACAATAGGGATAACCGTCCTGACTGATAGTTCCAGAAGAGCCAAATCCCATGATAAATGGAGCACCTGACTGATGGTTTTCTGTATCAATTACGCGCGGTGCAGCATTATGAGAAATAAACCAGTTTTTATGGACTTCCACCATGAACGTAAAAGGCATGGTATACATATTTTTCATCAGCGGAAATTTACATAAATCTGATGCACGAGTCGCTGGCTCTGTTGTAGTTATGATGAAGGAAGTTGCACAGGCACCATACTCGAATTGCGGGGTGGTTACTTCTATCCAGTCACCTGTTGCAAAAGACCCCACAGCTCTGTCGGCTGCAATTTGCAGCTGCGTACCAACCATTCCCCATTCTGGCAGACATTTCAGTGTTGCCTGAAAATATATCCATCCACTTCCAGGGTCGATTTCAAAGTTTGCTGTTAATAGCTGGGCATTGCCACCAGTAATTTGTAGTTCACGGGTCTGTAATGACAAATAGGCGTCACAAAGAAAAGTGTATCCTTCCGAGTTATACCGTTCAAAACGGATACGTGCGCGAACATTGAGATCACTTCTTACCCTGAACGACGCGGTAACATACGGACCTTTACTGTACTGATCATCGCCAGTCACATCTATGCCTTTATTACCAGCAACTGTGCATATATTTCTCCCTGTTGTCGTTCCTGCTATGTCGCTTCCTACTGTGAAACGTCCATATTTAAACTCAAATTCATCTGTTGATGATGTTACAGATATACCACCGCTTTTATTCCAGGCATCAGGATTAAAACTATTTACGAACATGTTTGTTCGCTGATTCTCTATCAGTAAACCATATTTTTCAAAACGAGGAACGTTATTACCTGCCACGGTAATATGCCCGGACTTATCAATATACGTTGCTGATGAAGCCCGGCTAAACTGACATATTCCATTAACTGGCACAGTGATTTCATCACTACCGATGGTTATTGTTTTATACCCCGGCGCATACCCTGTTATCGCTTCCAGAGAATCATTCAAGGGTAGCCAGATATCAGGAAGCGGAGGGACTGAAGCAGGATCAGCGACATCTTCTGCAATCCGGGCTGCATTCTCTGCTCTTGTTGCGGCTGACGTTGCTTCTGTCTCGCTGGCTGCTGCTTTTGTTTCACTCGTCTTTGCGTTAGTTTCACTGGTTTTTGCAGCTTTTTGGCTATTAGCTGCCGCACTTGCAGAACCAGCTGCGGCACTCTCGCTTTGGGCCGCTGCATCCTGACTGTTTTTTGCCGCAGTTTCGCTGGCTTTGGCATTCGTTTCGCTGGTCTTCGCTGCCGTCTGGCTGGACTTTGCGTTAGTTTCACTCGTCTTCGCAGCTTTCTGGCTGTTAGCCGCAGCAGTTGCTGATCCAGCTGCTGAAGTCGCAGAACCGGCTGCTGCGCTCTCGCTTTCAGCTGCTGCAACCTGGCTGTTTTTCGCCGCAGTTTCACTGGCTTTGGCATTCGTTTCGCTGGTTTTCGCTGCCGTCTGGCTGGACTTTGCGTTGGTTTCGCTCGTCTTTGCTGCTGTCTCGCTATTTTTCGCGTTGGTTTCTGATTTTTTAGCTGCTGTCGCGGAATTTGCCGATGCAGTCTGCGAGGCCGCTGCCGCCTGTGCGCTGTTAGCTGCATTCGTTTCTGAGGTTTTCGCCGCATTCTTCGATGATGCCGCTGCAGTTTCGGATTTCTTTGCCGCCGCTGCGCTCTGAGAGGCGGCTTCAGCGTTGCGTGCCGCTTCTTCCACCATTTCCTCAAAACGACGCAATGCCTCCGGCATGACATCATCTTCCGTCATGGCACCGAGAAAATCATTCAGCGTACCTGGTCTGGAGCCTTCATAGACGGTAATGGTCCCGGCATGTGAAGGCGGAAAACCTTCAACCAGCATACGTTTTACCGAGCATAATGTCTTTTCCGGTGTGCCCGTAACATACAGTCCATACGCCAACGATATCTTTATATGGTATGTAGCTGACACCTTCCAGACCATCGTCACCACTCGGACCAGTGATAAGCACAGACGCTATGGCAACAGCCCCACCACCAATAGCAGCTGCAACAGCCTTGCGTAATGATGGCGACATTATTCACCTCTCGCAGCCTTACGCTTGTCTTCTCTGATTTTGAAGTACAGATTTGTCAGATAAGTCAGGAAGCCCAGAACCAGACTTCCCAGCACACCAATAGCAGCCCACTGTGATGGACTGACCTGATCAAGCCACTGTAAAAACCAGTAGCCAGCACTGCCTGCGGAGGTGCCGTAGGCAATGCCCGTTGTTAACTTGTCCATGGATTTCATAGTCTCACCTCCGCAAATAACGGATGGTGTACACGGTTCGGAACGAAGAGGGAAAGGTATAGAAGTTACATTAGCGTAAGGCTTGAACATCTATTCAAAAAGAAAAACGCCAGCGATTATTCTGGCGTAGCTGAAAGCATCATACAATTATCAAATACGAAAATCACAAAATCATTAAAACGCATCACGTTACATCATTTCTTTTTCTAAAAAAAATCTTGATGAATATTGATGGGGAGGAACACCAAAATATCTTCTGAAAACACTTACAAAATATGACGTGTTTTCATAACCGCATATCTCAGCAACTTTTCCAACAGAATATAAATTGTAGCTTAATAACCTTTCCGCCATCACCATTCGCTCTTCAAGAATTAATTTACTAAATGATAAGCCTTCGTGCTTTAATTTTCTTTTTAACAGACTTTCACTCAGATACAGCCTTGAAGATATATCACAAAGTCTCCATGCTGCAGATATATCCGTGTGAATAATAGCCTTAACTTTACTTCCTAAACTATTAAGACATCCAAATAAAAAACTTTGCACTATTTTCTCTGAAGATAAGATAGCAAGACATGCAAGTGATATTTGATTTCTAACAACATCCACAGTTCTGCCATCACAATTCAAGCATGCAATCAAGTTCTTTAACAATGAAAAATCTTCACATTCCACCATCAAGTATGCCGGATAAAACCTTCTTACAGAAAAAGGTGAGAGTGTGTTGCTTTTAAAGAAATCATTAACTGTTTTCTCTTCAACATCTACGATCATTACATGATCTATATTTGGTGAAAAAAAATCTTTTAAATTGTAATCAATGAGAACAGCACTTCCTTTTTTAAACAAAATATCTTCTTTACCAATTCGGACATCAAACGAGTTCAACACCAAAATGATAGAACATATGTATGGCATATTATCCACCTGATATCATTGGGGTTACACCAGGTAAGTATAGGTGGAAAATCAATATTCGCCAGTTCAACAATAAGGAAAATCTCATTGCATCACAAGTATAAAATTATGTATTTAACTCACAAAGACAAATTATTAAACCAATCTGTTATATTATATATAGCTGCGTGGAATCATAATATTATATATTTTGACTGACATGTTTACCAACTTTAAGTTGCATCTCAATGGTTTCTTCAGCGTAAACAGAGTTTTTATACAAACTGACACTCTGGGTATCATAGTGTAGTTTTTACGATTGTAAATATCCTGCATGCAGGAACTCATCCTTTTGGATGATATCGCATACAATTAATTTACCATCAGTCTTAGAGCCAGTTCGTCCGGATAGGGATCGAAGTAATTCTGTGTAAGCAAGTAATCATTAGGATACTCACCCAGATAATGCTTCAGCAGAGTCAACGGCGCAAGAAGAGGCAATGTGCCAGAACGATAGTTAAGTATAACCTCTCTCAACTCTTTACGCTGGCGTGTACTTAAGTAGTTACTAAAATACCCCTGTATATGCATCAGCACATTCGTGTGATTTTTACGTGATGCAGGTTTTCTGAGAATCGCCATCAGCTTATCACGATACACCTCAAAGTATGATTCAAGGTCCGCCCACTCGTGTATTGCAGCCACAAATGGTCCCATATCTTTATAGCCTGCCTGACTATGCGCCAACAACTGAAGCTTATAACGACTATGAAAAGCTAATAACTCTCTTCTTGATAATTTCTCCTTGTAAAGGTGATTGAGCTCATGCAAAGCAAAAACTCTTTCAACAAAATTCTCACGAAGCACTGGATCATGTAATCGCCCATCCTCTTCAACCGGTAGCCAGGAAAACTTTTCCATCAAAGTGCTCGTAAATAGTCCCACTCCATCTTTACGACCTCGATTACCATTTTCATCATAGACACGCACGCGCTCCATGCCACAGCTGGGAGATTTAGCACAAACCACAAACCCCGATACATCCTTTAATTTGTCCATATAAGAACGACTAAACTCTGTCATTCTCTCTGTCACATCCTCATTCTGGTCGTAGCTGAAACACATCCGTATATTTCCTTGCGTCGAGCGCACAAGACGTAGAGCAGGACGCGGAACTGGCAGCCCTATAGCCATTTCCGGACATACTGGTCTGAATGTTACCCATTCCACTAATTTGTCCATTAAAAAGTCAGCTCTTTTGTGACCACCATCAAAACGAACAGCAGAACCGGCCAAACAACCGCTGATTCCAATCACAGGTTTTTTTATCATATTCTCCCCCTTGACTAATTCATTAACACATAAACTGTGTAGTGCACGGAATAAATTGCCTTTCTGGCGTCATCACTGACAATTTTTCTGTTATGGACTATTCCTAATATAGTATGAAAGTTCTTTAAGTGATCGGTCGTAATCATCTATCTTTCATACTTACTCTCAACTATCAAAAGTACAGGATTTATTATGAAGTTATGGCCTGTGTTGACTGGCATTGCACTCTCTTTCACTCTTATAGCATGTAAGGCCCCGACACCACCTAAAGGTGTGCAGCCGATTACAAATTTTGACGCCAACCGCTACCTCGGAAAATGGTATGAAATAGCTCGCCTCGAGAACCGGTTCGAACGTGGTCTGGAACAGGTCAGCGCTACTTATGGAAAACGGAACGACGGAGGGATTCGTGTACTTAACCGTGGATACGATCCAACGAAAAATAAATGGAGCGAGAGCGAAGGTAAAGCATACTTTACTGGAGATACTAAAACTGCAGCGTTGAAGGTTTCGTTTTTTGGCCCCTTCTATGGTGGCTATAATGTAATCAAACTGGATGATGAGTATAAGTATGCTCTTGTCAGTGGTCCGAACAGAGAATACCTATGGATTCTGGCAAGGACCCCAACTATTCCAGATAAAGTAAAAGCAGACTATGCGCGAACCGCTCAAAAGTTGGGATTCAATGTCAATGAATTATTATGGGTTAAACAATAAAATCCCTACCCGAAATAATACTTATTAGAAAAAAACCAGCCTTTGGGGAGGCTGGCTAAATCAGGAAACAAGCTGTTATATGATAATAACTACGTTGCGATTCCAACATTTAAAATGTTAGACTAATGACAATCAGACAGCAACTTTTCCTTTAATTATTTCGAACAATCAGCATCCATCTCCAATCGGAGATCCAACACCATCAGCATACCCTCCACTACGCCCTCAGCTTTCTGGAGCATCCTGCCAACCCAACAATCAGATCGCCCATGCTTACGTGCAAGCGCCATAAAAGTCATGCCGCCGACATAATAGTCCACCAATAAATCATGCAAATCGCTGTTGTTCTTTTTCAGACGGGCCATGCACCCGCAAATGATCATCGCGTCATCGTCACAACATTGTGGGCGAGATTTTACTTTTGAAGGAATTAATCCCTTAAAACCGGCGGCAATGGACGACCAGGTCACATCTTCATGATTATTAGCCGCCCACGCTCCCCAACGCTCAAGAACCATCTGAATATCACGCATCAACTTACTCCACAAAAATCAGACCAGAACGCCAATTACAAGCAAAAATCAACAAAACAGTATTAGTTGATTGTTATCTCTGACTTCATACTCCTGCTCCTGTCAGGGTTTTGGCGTAATTCTTCAGTATTCGGTAATCGGTCAAAACAGAACCGGGGAAACGATATAATCGCAGACGCCTCCAGCGGTGGCGAAGAAGTTCTGCCATATAAAACTCAAACATCATTCATTCCCCATTTCGGTGATGGTCAGTTCCAGCCTCCCACCTTTGGTAACAGGCATCTTCACAACGCGGTAATCAACGACCTGAGCATCATCCAGCCAGAAACCTGCTTTGGTGAGTGCGTCAAAAGCGGCTTTTTGCAGATTATCCAGGTCACGGCGACGGCGATCCGGCATGTGGCACTCAATACGGATTTTCACTGGCATAGCCAGGCCGATATCCAGCATTGCGTTTTTAATGATTCGGGTGACGTTATCGCGGTATGCCTGCCCTTCTGCGCTGATGTGTGTGCGCCCGCGATTATGGCGGTAATAGCGGTTATTGCTCGGCGGCCAGGGTAGTGTGATGCAGTAAGTATTCACGCCTTAATTACCCCCTCTTTCAGCCAGATAACCTGTGTTCTCGCCATACCTTCCAGCGCACATTCTTTTGCATATCCATCGTCAACAAAATGCGTGCGACGGTCGATTTCGTCGTGGCAGGCAGAACATGCAATGGTGGCAATCAGGTCTGGCGGTTTGATACCGGTACCGCACAATCCAGCCAGCCGGATATGTGCCAGTACTGACGTTTCAGGATTGCCATTACATACGCCGGGGATTCTTACCTGGCATTCCCGACCACGCGCTGCTTTTCTCAAATCAGCCATGATTCCTCCTTGCTGCCAGTCGCAACCATTTTTTATCAACCAGGCTGGCGGTATATCCGAGCAGTGTTGGTATTTCGGATGGTTTCAGCTCAGGCTTACGCTTACGACGATTTGGTACTCTGTAGATGTGTCCGTTCATGACACGAATAAGCGGTGTAGCCATTACGCCTCCTGCTTGTCGCGCAGCAGCTGGAACTCGCAGCTCTGCGGAATAGTCAGGTGGCAGCCAATATTCACCGCCCAGGCTTCAACCTTACACAGGAAGACATACATCTCTCCGGTATCAAGATCGGAGGTATGGCGTAACGACTGGATAGTGGTGATATCACCGGTTACGACATCAACCAGGTCCTTGGTTTCATAACCGAGGTATGTGTGTTTGAGAGCATCTTTTACCCAATCTGGAGTGGCAAACGTTTTACCCCTGCTGATGAGGTATTCACTGATTTCGCTGTACCACATGTGGCTGAGTGCATTCTGGGAAAGACTGCGTTTCTCACGCCACGGTTTAAGCACCATGCGAAAGCATTTGCCTTCCTCCAGATAAGGCTGGATCTGCTGGCCGATAGCGGTGAAGTTACCACGATGCAATTTGATGCCGTCTTGTGGGAGGTTCACGCTTCACCTCCGCAGAGGTCAAACGCTGGATGCAAAAAATCGCAGGTGCATCTCTGCATCTGTGAAGGGAGAAGAGAGTTTGGATTGTATGTGCGCATAAACGTCCCCGTTTAGCGCAGAAGTCACCGGAGTTGTTCAGGCTCCGGTGATACAATTATGGCGAATTGATTATTCATAATCAAACAAGATAAGGTCTCAAACTTCATGCAAGCCAAGATTTATTTCTGACAGAATTATACAAAGAAGCTATTGGTCAGAATCTACTCGGACTGTAAAACATACGCATAATCTTAAACTCTCACTTTAAGCATTGTTGAAATAATAGCCGTCAAGTACAACCTTAACCACGACTGGGATATTTCCCTGGCTACCACGAGTTGTACGGCTATTAAACTGCCGTTAAATTCAGTAAGAGAATATCATCCGATAAGTCAAGGCATGTAAAACATGAAAATTAACAAGATATTATCATCTGCAACACTATTGTATGGTATGTCAATGGCCATGTCGGTCGGGAGTTGTGCAACACCTGTCCAGACTAATCTTCCTGGTTACACCCCGGGTGCAGATATCATTAGTGTTTCACCGACCAGAAACCAGGTCGATCTCATTGGTGATGTTGTTTATTCCCAGATAAAAGGAACTCGTTCTGTCAGACAGCTTCACATGTCAGTTCTTGTCCCGCGAACAAATGATTTAAAACCAGCCATTATTTATTATCCCGGCGGCGGATTCATGTCTTCTGAACATGACAAATTTATTGAAATGAGAATGGCTCTGGCAGAAGCTGGTTTTGTTGTGGCCGCTGTAGAATACAGAACAATTCCTGATACATTTCCAGCACCAGTTGAGGATGGAAAAGCTGCAATACGTTACCTGAGAGAGCATGCCAGCAATTATGGGATTGATCCTCAAAGAATCGGAGTTCTGGGTGACTCTGCCGGTGGATGGCTTGCTCAGATGATGGGAACTACAAATGGTGACAAAACCTTTGATAAAGGTGACTTTCTTCAGCAATCCTCAGATGTTCAGGCAGTTGCCACACTTTATGGGATTTCTGACTTGTTGAATATTGGCGAAGGGTTCCCTGAATCAGTGCAGGAGGTTCATCGCTCTCCTGCCGTAACCGAAGCCTTAATGATCAATGGCCCTGCATTCAGAGATTTTGCGGGAGCCCCCATCACAGCGTCAAAAGAAAAAGCGCTAAACGCCAGTCCAATCGGACATATGAAAGGAGTAAAACCCCCATTTCTTATTATGCATGGTAGCAAAGACACTCTGGTTTCACCTGAGCAAAGCGCCAAACTATTCAGGATGTTGAAGAAGAACGGCGATAACGCTGAGTACGTGCTAGTAGAAGGGGCTGAGCATGGCGATGATACATGGTATCAGCCAATTATTATAAACAGAGTCGTTGAGTGGTTTACTAAAAACCTGGGAGCCCCCATAAAAACCACTAACCAACAACAGAACCCAAACGCTAACCTGTAAAAAGAGGGAGGGCTTAGCCCTCCCTATTCTGTTTTGTTAACTGTCCTTTTCAGGAAGTTTTACAACAAAAGTTGTTAATTCTTTCTCATACGTTTTTTTACTATTTGTTATTTTGGCCTTAATCCAGTGATAACCGCTTTCATAGGTGCTGAACTCCGAGGCAGCGTTACCTGTCGAGCTTAACGTTACTGTAGCAGGTTCCATTTTGACGCGTTGAGAGGTTGGGCTATCTTCACTACCAGCAGAAAACTCAACCGTACCAGACAATGGGTTTCCAAAATGATCGACAAATCGAGCATAAATACCTGTTGGAGAGCCGTCATTAACCTCATAACCATAGTCTTTTTCAAGACTCAGAACCCCATTTGCTTCATCAGCGTACAGGGAGAATGATTTCACCGCGCTAACATCACTACCAAGTTCGTTTAAGGTCGCCGTTAATTTATACGAACCAGCCGTTCGACCATGTACGCTTACCGTAGCCTGGCCGCGCTCATCAGTCGTTACTGTGGTTTTATCAACCACCAACGCACCATATTTGGACGGTCCAGAGGTCTTAATATTCAGTGCTCGACCACTTAATGCTTCGCCTGACGTATTTTTCAGATGCAACGTAAATGTAAGATTGTTGGAATCGCTCACAACAGCAGAAGATACAGATGATGTGATATCCAACACAGCATCCTTCACATCCGTCATGGCATCAATATTTTGGCTTGCAGTTATGCGTTTCCCATCCTGAACATGCTCGGCCTGAATTGTGTACTGGCCCGATTTCGATGCAGTGAACTGCGTTGATGCCTTTCCATAAGCATCCAGCTGCAGTTTACTGCTGGTCAATGATGCTCCCGTCGATGGGGTGATCGTTAAATTTACATCACCGGTAAATGCATTGTTATTGGCATCAACCAACTGAATGTCTACTGTTGCACTTTCACTGCTATCGGCCACAATCTGCTGTTTTGATACACTCATAGTGAGTTCTGCGGAAGCAATATCTGGCACAAAAGTTAACTTAACGCTGCCAGATTCCACACTATTAGAACCATCAGTCACCCGTGCAGTTACCGTGTACTCACCAGCTTTCACCGTTGTAACTGGTACAGAAACATGCCCTGTTGAATCAGTCACGATATTTGTCGGCACAGACAACCCTTCAGATGAGGTAATGAGCTGAACCTTCTGTCCATTAACCGACGCATTAGTATTATTTGTTAGCTGAACATTCAATACCGCAGCATCTTTACCATTAGCAGGGATATTCGAAATTAAGCTACTGTTTTCAGGCGTCAGTGACAGTGAAGCTCCGCTCATATTTGATGCAAAGGTCACAGTTAACTCAGTAGATACCTGAGGCCCAGCATGAGCTTTAATCACGTAAGAACCTGGAGTGGAGCTTATTAACGCAAAAACAGCATTACCATTTTCGTCAGTTGACACTGCATGTTCACCACCAACTTGAGTTATCCCCGCAGGTAAGGACAACGTAACAGCATAACCAGGAACAACATTGCCGAAACGATCAGCAAGACTTACAGTCACTGTATTCTGTTGTTTTCCATCAGCCAATGCATTATTTTTACTGGCTTCAATACGAGAGAACGCGAACTGAATTCGGTCTTCCATAAAGGAGATTTCTTTCTCAAGGTCGGAGAAATCGTGACGATCCGATTTAACACCGATCCGAATCTTATCTGCTCGTTTTGAAGTTACTGTTGCGCTATAGACACCATCTTTTTCCGTTACAGTCCCAAACTCGACTCCTTCAGCCTGGTTAATGGCATAAAAGCTCAGAGTATTATCACCTGTGATTGCATTTCCTTGTGAATCCTTCACTGCCAGTTGTAGATTAATATTGTAACCAACTACCTGCTCTGCTGGTGCAGCGGTTAAAACAGCACTGACCTCAGATTCAGGTTCTGTTGCTGCTGTTTGCTTAATACTGAGAGTAAAGGTTTTTCCCTGAACTTTTGCAGTTACACGTACCGTACCAGCCTGCGAACCAGCAGTCAGAACAGAGCGATATACCCCAGCAGAGATTTCCTCTACCGCGCCTAATGACGGGGCAGTTACCGTTTCACGCTGTCGAGCACTATTGCTATCTGCTGTAAATTCCACTGACATTTCAATGTCATCAGCCAGTCCGGTTAATGCCTTACCGTTACTATCTTTCAGGCTTAATACTACCGGATAAGTAGATTGGCTATCAGCAGAGATCGTCGGCGACGAATCTCCATCCAGTGTAAAAGACGAATCAGCTGTCGATACATCACTATCAGTGATGGCTGCCTGCTTAATATTCAGAGTAAAGGTTTTTCCCTGAACTTTTGCGGTTACACGTACCGTACCAGCCTGCGAACCAGCAGTCAGAACAGAGCGATATACCCCAGCAGAGATTTCCTCTACCGCGCCTAATGACGGGGCAGTTACCGTTTCACGCTGTCGAGCACTATTGCTATCTGCTGTAAATTCCACTGACATTTCAATGTCATCAGCCAGTCCGGTTAATGCCTTACCGTTACTGTCTTTCAGGCTTAATACTATCGGATAAGTAGATTGGCTATCAGCAGAGATCGTCGGCGACGAATCTCCATCCAGTGTAAAAGACGAATCAGCTGTCGATACACCACTATCAGTAACGCTAATATTCATCACGGCATAGTTGGACACGTTGCCTCTGTTATCCTGTACTGTGGCTCCAACACTCCACGAATTTACACCTTCGCTTTTATAAGCCGGTAAAGTGATCTGCCATGATGTGCCATTTCCACTGATCTTGCCGCCAGCCGCAGTGAATGCACTATCATTCCACTGTACAGACTTGATACCACCACTGGCATTGTTGACTGTCAGTGTTACAGGGATGATTGATTCCCCCTCCCCCTGAATAGACTCTGGCAAACTGATTTTCAGTGCATGCTTTTTCTTGTACTCCAGAACAATGTTGTTATTTCGTTCAACAAAATCATAACGCCGGTTCTGGACTTCTCGCATAACTGCAACATTATCGCTGCTAAGCTGTTCAGCCAGGGAAACGCCCGGGCGATAATTAAACTCAACACCGAAGGTTGTATCGTGAACGTTGCTCTGTCCTTGCTTATGCTGTGCAGAAAACTTAATCAGAGGAACTGGTGTATAAGAAATTCCCCCAGTAACTGCGTAAGGGTTTTCCTGCAGGTTATCGCTTCCAAATAACCCGACGTTTTTACCATAATATTTTTCAAACTGAATAGATGCCCCTAATTGCGGATAAGCAGGTAGCCATCCTTCAGCAGAAAAATCCCAGCCATTTGCAGGTCTTTCCAGATAATCATCAATATCCCGACTGTTCTTCCAGTCAGATAGACCAAAATAGGTATTTACACCAAGCCTGAAATAATCCCTCCAGTACTCAACCCCAAAACCTGCACGAGAGTGACTGCGACTTAAATCGTAATCATAGAAAACATTCGCACCCAACATTGCGTTATCAGGAGTGAAATGACGAATCCCCAAACCAATATTGGTCTGATTTCGGTCATCAGTACGATGTAGTGATGTCTGACTGAATAGCACATAATCCTGAGTATCCAGCCATGGATATAAAAAGTCGAATGATGAATCCTTCAAGGAAAAAGAGTCATCGACATTAAGCTTGATGCGCGCATTGCCATATTGTTGCAACCAGTCGACGATCTCTTTTGTCGCCTGAGTTGATAAAGTATTTACAGCAAAACTACTTGCATTATTATTCGCCAGACTCTGACCTGCACTTGCTGCAAATGAGGCAACTTTATTTGCCCGCTCATCACTGGCATAAGTTTGCGTAACATCTTTATTATCAGATGATGCAAAACTGTTTGCCGGGATCAAAGAAAGAGAAACTGGAGATAATATCTGGGTAACAATTACCGACCATGTAATCGCGCCAGATGCAGTTTTTTTTAACTTTTTATTCACAGTGGTCATAGTTCAATCAACGTTATGAATATAATGAAAAAAATAACTGATATGACAAGAGGCGCGAAATATACAGATCGTTACAAAAAAATCAACTCAAAAATAAAATAAAATCTCTGCATAAACTTTATGGCTAAATGATTTCACAACAATGGAAGAAAAATTTTATTACTAACGCAATCAATCATTTCGGGCATTACAATTACTCCTAGATTATATTCGCTAGGTATACTTTATTTTTAAGCTAATACTTTATCTCTATTTCATCGCTCCTTTCAGCCCAAACTTAGCTTTGATTTCTGCGATCTTCGCCAGAGCCTGCACACGGTTTAGAGGCCTATATTCAGTTCCATGGAGTAATGATTAACGCTTTCGGTTTTGCGGTTCAACAGATGATGGTTAATCATTCCATCGCAGAAATAACTTCTATGATCGAAAAACTATGTGCAACTACCAGCTCTGCAGAAAGAGAGGATTTTTTTCTGATGGATAACTGGGCGGGGATCTGCACGAAAGCCAGCCAGGAAAAACTATCTGTTATTGCCAATGTGGCAGCGCAGAAAGCAGCAGCAAACAGACTGATACAAGCTTTTACCAAAGGAAGTCTGGAATCAACTTAATGAATCAACATTGTCTCATATCAGCATGCTGTACGGCGTCTTTAAGGAACGGTGAGCATGAAAAACAAAATCATCATGGAGCTACAGGCTCCTTTTTTATTATTCGCATTCACCCTCAAGCGTATTAACCAACAATTCAGGGATTAATGAAAGATGGCAGACATCATTGATTCAGCATCAGAAATTGAAGAATTACAGCGCAACACAGCAATAAAAATGCGCCGCCTGAACCACCAGGCTATATCTGCCACTCATTGTTGTGAGTGTGGCGATCCCATAGATGAACGAAGACGCCTGGCCGTTCAGGGTTGTCGGACTTGTGCAAGTTGCCAGGAGGAGATCGAACTTAAGAACAAACAATGGGGATTGTGATGGCCTCAAAGCAGCAAATTTCAACATCGTCCAACTGAGGTGTAAAAATGTTCAGAATCATTTTTCCTAACACCTGGTACGTCGACCACCACGGCACTCCCTGCAAAATCCTGCGTTCTACCCACAACAAAGTTCACTACATCCGAAAAGGCAGAACATGTATCGCCAGCATGTTCCGCTTTAATCATGACTTTGAACCTGTGAATAAAGCTGATGCAGATCGGATAGCAGAAGAGATCGAAACGGCAGAACACATTAAGAAGTTACGTGACATGCGTTCAAAAAGCAGAGGTAACCATGGAATCATACAGCCTCACACTCGATGAGGCCTGTCAGTTTCTTAAGATATCCAGACCAACCGCCACCAACTGGATACGAACAGGCCGCCTACAGGCAACACGCAAAGATCCAACCAAGCCAAAATCTCCTTACCTCACAACACGGCAAGCCTGCATTGCGGCGCTTCAGTCTCCGCTGCATACTGTCCAGGTGAGCGCGGGTGATGGCATAACAGAGGAAAGAAAATGTCACTCTTCCGCAGAAATGAAATATGGTATGCCTCGTATTCGCTCCCGGGCGGGAAACGAATTAAGGAATCTCTTGGCACAAAGGACAAGCGGCAAGCTCAGGAGTTGCACGACAAGCGAAAAGCAGAACTCTGGCGAGTAGAAAAGCTAGGGGATTTACCTGATGTCACTTTTGAAGAGGCCTGCCTAAGATGGCTTGAGGAAAAAGCTGATAAAAAATCTCTCGATTCAGATAAAAGCCGGATTGAGTTCTGGCTTGAACATTTTGAGGGTATAAGGCTTAAAGATATCTCGGAGGCAAAGATTTACTCTGCTGTAAGCAGAATGCATAACAGAAAGACGAAAGAAATATGGAAACAGAAAGTTCAGGCCGCCATCAGGAAAGGTAAAGAACCGCCTGTTTATGAACCAAAGCCAGTATCAACTCAGACAAAGGCAAAGCATCTTGCCATGATAAAGGCCATTCTCCGTGCTGCAGAACGCGACTGGAAGTGGCTGGAAAAAGCTCCTGTAATCAAGATACCAGCGGTCAGAAACAAGCGAGTCAGATGGCTGGAAAAGGAGGAAGCAAAACGCCTTATTGATGAGTGCCCCGAACCACTGAAATCTGTCGTCAAGTTTGCGCTGGCAACTGGTCTGAGAAAGTCGAACATCATAAATCTGGAATGGCAACAAATCGACATGCAGCGACGAGTTGCCTGGGTGAATCCAGAAGAGAGCAAATCAAACCGCGCCATTGGTGTGGCGCTGAACGATACCGCCTGTAAAGTGTTGCGTGATCAAATAGGCAAGCATCACAAATGGGTGTTTGTACATACCAAGGCGGCTAAGCGAGCAGATGGAACATCAACGCCTGCGGTCAGGAAGATGCGCATCGACAGCAAAACATCATGGCTATCAGCTTGTCGTCGTGCAGGAATTGAAGATTTCCGTTTCCATGACCTCAGACACACCTGGGCAAGCTGGCTGATTCAGTCAGGCGTCCCATTATCAGTGCTTCAGGAAATGGGCGGATGGGAGTCCATAGAAATGGTTCGTAGGTATGCTCACCTTGCGCCTAATCATTTGACAGAGCATGCGAGGAAAATAGACGACATTTTTGGTGATAATGTCCCAAATATGTCCCACTCTGGAATTATGGAGGATATAAAGAAGGCGTAA